CATTCTTTGCTACAAAGTCAGCCCCAAGATTTGGATCTAGTTCTTTCAATCCTCTGGACAATACTTCAATACCTTGAACTACTTCGCCATAAGGTCTAGTAAATAGATATCTTAATATACTTTGTACTTGAGAGCCTGATATTATATACTGTCTCTCTGCTAAACTGTTAGCCTCTTTCATTTGTTCTTCTGTAGTTTTATCTGTCATGTCTTTCTCCTTTATTAAAATTTTAGTTATAGTTTTGTATCTTTAATCCTTCTTCATCGTTAAGTCCCCCGTCTCTATTTAGTACTCTGAATTTAATCATACTAGCATCAAATGTTTCTTTGATATGTGAGATCACCGTTCTCTCATCAAATTCTTTACAAGAGTAAACATCTAGTTGCATAGTTCCCCACTCATTCCATATGTGCATGGCCACATGACTAGTACTTAAAAGTGCAGCAGAAGTCCAACCTACATTGCCTTGATCTGATACATAGCTTGCTATTGGACCACCAATTACTTTCATTTCTATTTTTTTTACTAGTCTTTCCATAAACTTAATTACTATATCTTCTTCACTATCATTAGGAAATTTATTTATCTTTGCATATATAAGTAAGTGTTTGTGTTTAGGTCTAAACATTTTTTATCTCCTCTATTAATTTAATCAAATACCAGTTAGCTTTTTCTAAGTCTTGTATGGGATTACCTTTGTATTTATACCTAGCCATATACTTCATGCATGCACCTTTAAGATAACCATGATACTCTTCTGTAGTCATAGAGGCTTTGATAATATCAATAGTCTCTGTAGATGACTGCCTATAGTGATTGGGATTATTTACTGGATCTTCCATATCTTCTCTTTACTTCTTTAGTGTTTACCATTTCAATATCATACTCTCCGCCTTTAACATTACGCTTGACTATCAGTCCACTCCACCACATACGTTGGGTATTATATGCGTATGATTCTTTGTGTGTCAAGTAGCAACCTGCAGATAATCCCATTATCTTTTTACCTGTAGGGTATGCACCTATAGCATAGTCTAGTAGGTGGCAGTGTCCTACAGTAGATGATACTTTGTTTTTATTAAGTAATGTTCTAGCTATATTTTCTCCAGAGATAGCTGAACCCATCAGCCCACTAGGAAAATTATGTGAGTAATGTATACCATCTATAACTACAGGGTATCTATAAGTATACTCATTCCAACCATAGCTTGGATAGTCTAAGTCATCAATAGATATAGCACCTTCAAGTTCTGGATTATCTTCGACCATACGATCTATACGATCTTCATGATTGCCTAGTGTCATATGCATTTCAGCCTTATGATTGCCCATGCCTTTATTAAATAACTCTAGAGCTTGATGTGCATGATCTATATCTTTACGATACCTTCTACCTTGAAAGGACTTCTTACCTCTATCCCAACTAGACAAAGAGTCCATGCTAGCAAAGTCTCCCATACATATTATCTTATCTGCCCCTATATCTTTTGCCATCCTGCCTGCCCAACTGAATCTTTCGTTACTGGCGGCTGGGGTACAGTGAGGGTCACCTATTACTAAATGTGTTGTCATTAATTTAAGTCTCCTTTTTTAAAACTGAAAAGATCAATTACATTATCTGTAGCATCTTCTCTATCAAGCTGTGTATCGTCTTCATGAAATCCCAGCATGCCTTCTTCATATATTATATCCGCATTAGTTGTTACAAATCTAATTAATCCTTTGGCTATGTAAGAACATATATCTCTTTCTTTAGGTGCCTTTGGATCTATTAGACCACAGATAAATCCTTTTTCATGTGGCGATATTATAACGGATACAGACTCAAATATACTTATGCTATCTGTATCATCACCATTAAAGTCTTTCATTATATTACTTCAATCTGCAGATCTAATGCTTTTATTTCTTCATCATCTTTATCTACACCAGACTCTAATGCCTTTTTTCTTTTTATTTGTAAGTCATGTATGGCAGACTGCTGTTCTTCTTCTGTTTTTTCTGCCATAAGTTCTATCTCTTCGTCTGTTATTTCATTGTAAAATGTTACCATGATTATTCTCCTTTGTTGTTTTGTTTTATTATACCTAAGAATGATTCAAAGTCAAGTACAATAAGGGGTTTCCTGCTATTCATTTTTAATACTACAGCAGGTTCTAAGTTAGCATTAGAAATAGATTGATCATAAGAATCATACAATCCTTTCCATGTTTCTTTATTCTTACACTCAATAGAGAATGGGAATAGTTCTTGGGCTTTTTCAGATAGCTTGATGTCTATACCAGACTCTCCCATGATAGCACACCACACATCTGTATTTATTTTTAAGCTAGGGAACGCACTGAGAAGTGCGTCCCTAACCCAGTTTTGAAGCCTTCGCCCCTTGGCTTTTCTACTGCGCACACTAGAAGCCATCATCTACCCTCGGATTACTGACTTCAGTGTACCAAACCCACTTAGGGTTCTTAGCTTGCGATTGCTGTTGTGGCAGCATTTGCAAGTTTTCTCCCCAACAAGGAAACTTGTAAGGGCAGAAACTACATGCCGTACCTAATACTTTATTGCCTGTCTTATTCTTTCTAAAGTATTCGTCTTCGGCCTCGAAACATCTTTTAAATTCTTTGTCTAAAGTTATAGCTCTAATGTTATTATCTATAATACTTATGGCATTTTCTTTGTACTCATCATCAGCCATAGGTGCTTCAGTTACAACCCATTCACCTGTAGATTTATTAATAACTATCCAACCACCAAAGGGTTTCTTTCTAGACTCGGCATACATATAGCCTTGTGTTAGGTAGCCAAACAAATCATCCTGTGCCACTGCATGGAAGCCACCATTCTCTCCAAACTTATTAACGAATGACCATGGCGATGCACTTTTAATATCCCATACTTTATCTTCAATCTCTACATCAAGTGTACCGTTGACTGTAACTGCATCTAACTTATACTCTGTCTTAGTCTGCTCTGATTGTATCACTACACCTGATGCCTTCATAATAATCATTGCCGCCTGTTCTATAAGATCTCCAAATAGATTTCTCATCTTAACATTATAAGGTTGCGACTCACCCTTAATGCCTTTCTTCTCCATCTGCAATTGACACAGAGGTCGTCCGATGCTTGATGCCCTAAGACCAAACTCTTTTTTTCTTTGGTCAGTGAATTGCTTACGAAAGGATTCCTTACAAGCGTCACCAAACTGGTCTATCAATTCATCGGATACCTCAACTGCATCTTTATTAGCAGCCTCCAAAAACACCCTTACTTTTTCTAGGATGTCTGAACTCATGAAGCTAACATCTGTGCTGGATCACCTTCTAAATCATCCACTACATCAATTATCTTTGCATCATCTTTAACTGGGCTAGTCTTCTTAGCACTACGCCAAAGCTCTACTACTTCTTCGTTCTCAGTGTTGATAACATCTTGAAAAGATAAGAGAATTTCTTTCTCTTTATCACTGAAAGAAACTTCCTCTGGATTAACAGATATATTTGATACATAGAATACATTACTTCCTGCTTTCTTTTTCATAGTTTTTAGTTCAAGCGTATGATTAAACATTACTTTACCTCTGCGTCTAAGACTTTCTATAGCCTCACCTACAGGTTTAAAGTTACTGCCTGTTACTTTCCATAACACAGGTAATTCTTTTACCTCTGTCTCTTCTCCGCCTGGAAGTACTCCAGTAAAAGAAACTAATCCATACACTAAGCGGTAACACTTGATGGCTTTCTGTCTGGTTCTTTCTTCTTCAGAAACATTAGCAAGTTCTTTTGCTGGAACCTTACCACATCTAGTACCACCTTGTATATCTATAGCCTCATCTTTCCAAGACTTAAAGATTATACTTCTGTTACTATACTCATTCTTTTCTGCATCATACTTCATGTACTGATATGCATTCATGAATGGCCTAAAGGTTACAGGCTTTCCGTAAGCCATGCTATCTAGTTCAGGAACATACACACCGTATGATCCTACGGGTACTTCCGCACCATCGTCATTCTCTGGAAATCTATTTATTGCTAGCTTCGGTAAGAAGTTACCAGTAGATGATTTCTCTTGTCCAATCATAGACATGATCTGATCTTGTGTTAGACCGTCTATATTTGCTACTTCATTGTTAGACATTTATTGTCCTCCTTGTTTGTTATTAAAATTCTTATACACTATTTTTGACAAAAAGTCAAGAAGAATGTTGCCATAGTATTAATAAAAGTATTATAATCATAAGTATAAGGTTACATAAATACTCAAGTGACTTCATAAAGCTGTGCCTTTCTGTTGAATTATTTCCTGCATTTCCAACCAATTATACCCTATCTTAGTTTCCGTGTCAAGTGGAACATTGAAGTCCAAATCATAATAAATTTTAAGGGAATCTATAACATTAAGAGTCGCTAAATCTAATAGATCTGCCATAATTTTATCCTCTCCTGGATATATATCTGCAACTATAGAATCATGTACTGTGTTTATTAGTAGACTCTTTACTTTATTTTCTTCCATTAGATTATAGGCATTGATACAAGCAATAGGAACTATATCTGCAGTAGCAAAGCCTTGCACTGGATAGTTCTTTATCTGTGTAGAATAACTAGAACCTCCCCATGCCATACGTTGGGCATAAGGAAATGAATACTCTCTACCTGAAGGAGTTTTAATCTTCTTATATTGTATAGCATTACTCTGTAATGTTTCATGCCACTTAGCTACATCTTTATACTTATCTAAGAATGCTTTATAGTATCTCTTCTCATCCTCTGTACCAGACATGCCTCCGTATAAAGGTTTAAATGTATGTGCCTTTGCATCCTGTCTAGATACTCCTATAGTATCTGCAGTAAACTGATGCACATCTACACCATCTGCTATATCTTTCATACCCTGTTTATCTTGGGCTAAAAATACAGCAGTCCTAAACTCTAGCTGTGAAAAATCTATCTCCATTATCTTGCCATCTTTAAATCTAGAAGTAATTACTTTACGGATAGGAAAAGTATTTCCTCGTGGTTGATTCTGAAAGTTAGGATCACGACTTGATAGTCTGCCTGTTGCTGTAACACATTGCATAAACTTAGGATGCAGTATGCTATCTTCATTTACATGATCTCTCATGCCATTAACAAATGTATTAAGATAAGTATCTATAGCATTGTACCTTATGATAAGATCTACAAACTCTTTTAAATCTCCTGTTGCTCGTAAGGATATTCTCTTAAGAGTTTCTCTATCTGTCTTGAAGCCGCCATCTGCTACATCAGATACACCAACAGGTACCTGTGAAAATCCTGCTATCTTATTTAGTTCAGAGTAAACTAATCCTGTGCCCTGACACACATCACACTTAGAAAGATTCTTGTAGATGTCGCCATTAACTTTAACTCTCTGTATAGTACCATCACCAGTACAGGTGTCACATTGATTGGATATAGTTTTTTTTATACTGTTAGTATTAAACATCACTGCGTCTTTAAACTTTGCCTTAGAAAATACAGGACGTTTCTTTTTTCTTTTAGTATTCTTATCTATGCCTATATTAAATAGCTCTGACCATTTCTTCTTATCTGTTACCTTTCTAGAATATATAAGCCAAGATAATTGCTCACCACTTCCAGGATTTATAGGGGTATCTCCCATCTGTTCCCAAATAATATTCTTAATTCGTTGGGCAATAGTTCCAAACTCTTCTTTAAATTCTTTCTCTACTGCATCAAGTCCAGGCACATCTATGTGTATACCATTTCTCTCCATAGTTCCAAGCACAGGTAAAAATTCATTCATCATCTTAACAGACTTGAGTAAAACTTTATTGTCTCCCTTCTTAAAGTCAGACATCTGCGAATCAAACAATGCTCTAGTAGATACTACATCCTGTCTACCATACTCTTCTATAATATCTATAGGTATATTCTCAAAAGAAATTTTTTGTTTCATGTAATCATCTACCGCATCAGACTTCTGTGCTATACTTCTTCGTTTGCATATCTCTTTTAATGACAATGGCTTACGCAATCCTCTAAGCAATACATACTCACCTATCATGGTATCATACAGCCTACCTTTATACTTGAAGCCAGACTCTAACAGCCAGACCAAATCAAACTTAACGTTGTGTCCTACCAACAAGGTTGTCTTGTCTAGTGTTTCTTGTAAGTCTTTGTGATTCTTTTGTACATCAAACTCACTGTCTCTGTGATAAAAAAAATAGTAGTCATCATTAGCACCAACACTAACTAACTTATTGTGTGGATTAAATGGTAACGGATCTGTCTTACCGTTGTGATCAACGAAACTTGTCTCTACATCTAAAACTGTAATCATACTCTGTACCTCGATAGTTGTGGTTCAATATTACAAGTGATCTCTCCGTGATAACCTGATATCTT